CCTTACGGATTCAGCCGCGGACATAGTTGGAACGCCGGACGGTTGGGAATAAAACAACAACCAAAAATTCAAACCCTTACAGAAATGTAGGGGTTTTTTTATGCTCGTTTATTTTGTTTAAATTTGCAATATGGCTACAAAAACCAACATATTAAAAAACAATTTGATTCAAGCATTGGAACAATCATTGGGAATTGTGACCGACGCGTGCAAAAAAGTTAAATGCAACCGTTCAACGTTTTATAAGTATTACAACAACGACAAAGTATTCCGGGCAAAGGTTGATGACTTGCAAAACCTTACATTGGATTTTGTTGAATCACAGTTGCACGAACAAATAAAAGAGGGCAACACAACGGCCACAATATTCTATTTAAAAACAAAAGGAAAAAAACGCGGGTTCATTGAACGTCAAGAAATACAAATGGACGGAAGCATTGAATCAAAAGTCATTGAATGGACACCGGCAAAGGACAAATAAAAGAGTTTTGCAACGTTCAATTTTATCAAACGTTGAATTCAAAGGCTCGAATTAAAGTACATCAAGGCGGGACGCGTTCCGGGAAAACCTATGCCATTTGCCAATTCTTAATTTATAAGCTAACAACAACCAAAAAGCCGATCACAATATCAATCGTCCGAAAAACATTGCCGGCGCTTAAAAGGTCGGTTTTACGCGATTTTATCGCCATTGCCACTAAATTAGGCGTTTATTATAAAGGCGAACACAACAAAGCGGAAAACACGTTTAAATTCAATGGCTCGATTGTTCAGTTCTTATCAACCGACGATCCCCAAAAAATCCGTGGCGCCAAACACGATATTTGTTTTTTGAACGAGGCCAACGAATTGACGTTTGAAGATTTTCGTCAATTGAATATGCGGACCGTTGGCGAATTGATTATTGACTTCAACCCGTCAGACCCGGTGCATTGGCTTTATAATGAAGTGATTGAACGCGACGATTCGGATTTGTTTATTACAACGTACAAAGACAATCAATTTTTGCCGTCGGAATTGGTCCAGGAAATCGAACGCATCAAATTAAGGGACCCCGATTATTGGCGCGTTTATGGTGAGGGACAACGCGCGGTATTTTCAGACCGTCAAATCTTTACAAATTGGAAATACATTCCATTGTCCGAATTTCCGGAATTTGACGAAACGGTCATCGGCATTGATTTTGGATTTACAAATGACCCGTGCGCCATTTTAGAGGTTGGAAAAATACGCGATAAATTATATATCAACGAATTAATGTATAAAAAAGGAATGACCAATCGCGACATTGCAAACTTTTTGAAGTCAATAGGTAAGGCGGAAACCCTATCTTATTGCGATTCCGCCGAACCAAAATCCGTCGTCGAATTGCGTCAAATGGGCGTATTGGCAAAAGGTGCGACAAAGGGCGCCGGATCAATAAGCGCCGGAATTAGTTTATTAAAAGAACACGAAATATTTGTTTCGGAACAATCAACAAACCTAAAACACGAACAACACACGTATTTTTGGCAGCGCTTAAAAGACAATACAATCATCAACAAACCGATTGATGCCAACAACCATTTATGCGATGCATTGCGTTACTGCGTTTATTCAAAACATAGAAACCGAACTGAATTTTTTGTTGTCTAAAAAACTATTTTAAATTTTGTATTTTTACAAAAATTTTATATCAAAATAAAATATGGCTTCTTTATTTGACCGTTTCAAATCCCTATTAATTAAAAACTCACAACAAACGGCGCAACAATACAACCGCGCCATTTACAATTATATCGGCAATTCAATCGTTTGGAACGCCGAAAATGATGACGCATATATCACCGAGGGTTATCGAAAAAACGCGACGATTTATTCGCTTATTAACATCATAACAAAGGCCGCGACAACAATTCCGTTCCAGGTTTACGAAAAGACAAACGAAAATGATTACAAGCGTTATAAAGCGCTAACATCGGGAACGTTTGACGCTTCATCAATACACAAAGCCGCGATATTACAAAAACGGTCATTGGTTGAATTACAAGACACCGAACTTCACAAAATATTAGAACGCCCAAACCCGGCGCAATCTTACAATTCGTTTATATCTGAATTGATTGCATTCGGGAAACTTACCGGAAACCGTTATATCTACGGGATTGGACCGGACACCGGCGCTAATGTTGGGAAATATACCGAACTTTATGTAATGCCGTCACAAATTATGGAAATCGTTTCCAATGGCATAATGGAACCCGTTTCAAAATATCGCGTTGAATACAACGGCACGTTTGAAATTGCAGCGGACGAAATATGTCACATTAAGGATTTCAATCCGTATTATGACGGCACCGGTTCGCATTTATACGGACAATCGCCATTGCGTGCGGGAATGCGATCATTAACGACAAACAACGAGGCCACACAAACCGGGGTGAAATACCTACAAAACCAAACGGCGCGTGGATTGTTGATGTCCGATGAGGGCGATATTAATGAAGTCCAAGCGCAACAATTAAAAGACAAATTCAGAAAACAATTCCAAGGTTCGGACAATGCCGGGGACGTTATTATCACCCCTAAAAAATTAAGTTGGGTTAATTTTGGATTGAACGCGGCCGACGTTTCGTTGATTGAACAATACAACGCATCGATTAAAGATTTATGCAATATTTACAACGTGCCGGTTCAACTATTGAACAACACCGAATCGGCTTCATATAACAATATGAAAGAGGCCAAAAAAGCATTGTATCAAAATTGCGTTATTCCGGAATTGTTAAAGATAAAAGACGAATTAAACCGTTGGTTGGCGCCTAAATTTGGGGACAAACTTTGTATTGAATTTGATTTTTCAGTCGTCCCGGAACTGCAAGAGGAAACCGACAAAGTGGTTGACCAATTGTCAAAGGCGTGGTGGATCACACCAAACGAAAAACGCGCCGCAATGAATTACGGAAAAGATGATGACACAACCGAATTGGACGATTACTTTGTCCCGGCGAATCTTATTCCGGTAAAATCAAACGACGTTGATGTTCCAATGGAATCGGTTGACGTTGATGTCAATAAATTTTTGAGCAAAAAATTAGTGCCGGGAATGACGGACGTTTATACAACCGTTGAAGAAGCCGAAGCGCGTGCCGAAGCATTGGGCGGTTCCGGTCATCACGAACACGAATTTGACGGCGATGTTGTTTATATGCCTTTTGAATCGCATGCGGAATACCAAGACGCCATTGACGAACAAAAATATCACGAGGGCAAACCACACGACGACGACGAAAACAACAAAAAACAAATTTCCGAACGCCTAAAAAAGGCGTTAAAAAAAAAAGCGGACGACCACAATGAAGCCGTAAACAACGCCGCAAGTAAAAAAACAAACGTTCCGACGCTTTTTAAAGTATATGAACGCGGAATCGGTGCATATAGAACAAACCCACAAAGCGTTCGGCCGTCGGTATCATCACCACAACAATGGGCAATGGCGCGCGTCAATTCTTATTTATACGCGCTTAAAAACGGCAAATTTAGAAGTGGCAAACACGACACCGATTTATTGCCCGAGGGACACCCAATGAGCAGCAAAGACAAACCAACAGAAAAGGCCGAAACGTTTTCAGATTATCCACAAACCGCAACCAACAACGCCAAACGAATGATTGAATGGCGCGAAAAATACGGCGATGAAGTACAAGCCGGAACAATGACCGGTTGGCGACGCGCCCGAATGATAGCGAACCGTGAACCATTAACAATTGAAATGTTGAACCGCGTCAAATCATTTTTTGCACGTCACGAGGGCAACCAAACAATCGCGGAACGTTTTAAAGATACGCCGTGGCGCGACAATGGTTTTGTTTCCTGGAATTTATGGGGTGGTACTGCAATGCGCGATTGGGTGAATAAAAAGTTGAATGATTTAAACGATTAGTTTGAAATTAGACCGGGACAAATGGCAATCGGATTTCGAAAAGGAATTGGACATTTCCGAAAAAAAACAAATTGCAATTGTTAAACGTTTTTATAAAAGCGAATACAACAAAGGCATTGAATCGTTTATTGCGGACGGTCAAACCAATTTCCAATTGTTATTTGACAACAAACCACTTTTAAAAATATATCGTGATTTGTACACCGACATCGGAATGCGATTTGCGAAATGGTACGTCAACAATTTTCAAAAATACATTGTCAAGGCCGTTGACACTTCAAATTATGATGATATTTGGAAAAATACATTTGGCGCCTTTGGTTCCGCTATGGGTGCCGAACGCGTGACGTTGGTCGCCGGTACCGCAAGACAAACGCTAATTCGAATCACACAACGATTGATGACGGATCCCGAATTTATGACATTGGGCGCCGTTGAAAAGGGGCGAATAT